TTCCGCACTACGGAGAAGCTGGTGTTGTCTCCCTTTGTATTCGCTGAGAGCCACGGCTCCGACACGGGCCTCTTCGGTATCAACAACATCCAGCTCGTTTGCAACATGCGTGAACCCGGCCGTGCGCTGCGTCTGCGTAACAGCACGGTAGGATCGGCACAGAAACTCTACTATTCTGGCGGTCTACTTCCGACAACGTGGCTGCCCCCGGTTCAGTACAACGTCTCCCGGACCAGCGGTCCCTTTGAAAACTCCTTCCTAAACGTGCAGTTCCTCACGCCTTCTCTGGATATTCCCCTCCCCCCTAAGAGCGTGGTTCCCTACATGGAGTTTCCCCGCTACATCACACAGCCCCTAAACTCGGCGATGCAGCCCGGCGCATCGGAGCAGCTTACTTCCCAGACTATCACACTGCCACAGATTCCCGATCTTCTCATTATTTACTGCAAGGCTCTCGCTGACCCGGCGACGGTGGCGGCCAATCGTGCAAATGACCCCACTCTGCCCCAGTTTGGCTCGTCTTATCTGCCGATTGACTGTGGACAAAACGGAGAGCGTCCTCAGAACCCGTTGTCAATTAACTTTGACAACTTCTCCGGTCTGCTGTCTTCGCAGACCCCGGAGCAGTTATACCACATGGCCGTAAAGAACGGCCTAGATGTGGATTGGCCCACGTGGTCCGGCCTTGCCCGTGTGCCTACGGGTGCCGTCGGTAAGCGTGTGTCTACGGTGGGCGGCTTCCTCGTGCTGAAGCCCGGCGTGGACCTCACACTCCAGTCCGGCCAAGCGTGTTCGCTGGTGGGTAACTTCACACTGCAGTTCAACGTGCGTGTTCGTAACACCTTTGCGTTCCCCGTGAACCCCCAGTTGTTCGTGATTACAGCGAACTCCGGCTTCTTTGAATCAATTCGTGGTTCTTCCCGTATCATCAAGGGCGTACTGTCCGAGCAAGACATCATCGCCGCACCTCTGGCCCCGGCGGGCACTCGTTCCGGCCTTGCCCGTATCATCGGCGGTAAGATGATGGCTCTGGCGAATCGTATGGGTATGGCGGCTAGCGGTGCCTCTAAACCCGCCGAGAAGAAGGAGGAGATGGGTCGCCCGATGGCGGGAGCCGGCAAAAGTCTCTCTGCCCGGCTAATGTAAAACATCGCCCGTTTTTTTTCGCTATAACAAGTATAAATGGCATCACTTGAGAGTTTGAAGAACCCCGTAACTCGCCTTGGTGTTCTCGGCACTGCTGGTTCTCAGTCTGCGTCTTTCCGCCGTAACGAAGTGGATAACTCTGATATTTGGGACGTTGCCAAGCAGTACTACCTCAACGATGTCGTGTTTTCCGCTATTGACGGCGGTGCATACGTGATGAAAGGCGGTCCCACACTCGGTTCAGCGGCTCCCCTTACGGCAATTCTGGGTGGTGATGACCCAGCGACAGATTGGACCGCTAGTGCGACCGCCGTTTGGGTCCCTTTGGCTCCTAGTGGCCCCCGTGTAGTGGAACCGGCTGGGGTCCAGAGTGCGACCTTGGCGGCGGCCGGTGGTGCCTTAACATTCGTCAACTGCGCCCTTCTCCAAGCAGCCGTCGGCACAAATGTTGCCCTCGGCGACACAAACTTTATGGCCCACGTGCGGTTTGCGATTACATTTAGTGCCGTGGCGACTGCTGCGGAGTGGTTCAATCTCACTCTCACTCCTACCGGCGGTACGGCGGCCCCGGTTGTTAATGTGACAGTTGTACCGGCGGTCGGTGTGGCTCTCCAAAATGTGTCTGTGTCGGCGTATGTGCCTCTGGCGACCGATGGCACTACAGCGTCTATCGTGCTGACGGGTGCGATGAACCCCGCCTCCGCCCTAACGGCCACCATCGCCAGCGTAAACGTGTCCTATGTGCCTCTCGTGCCTTAAACGATAAGATTCCTTAAAATAACTTCATTAAGCAGATATGAGTGTATCCGGCCTCTCTACCCCTTTTCAGCGCTTAGCTGCGCTACCTCAAACGATAAATTGGAGGGGAGTATGGTCTGTGACCGAAAATTATCTGCTTAATGATGTTGTGGAATACACAATAAATAACTCTACGTATATATTGACGGGTATTGTATCCATCGTGGGTGGCCAGAACCCAGCCATATCGCCAAACTGGTCTGAATTAAGTGGCACGTCCGTTGGTGTTGCTGGAGTGATAGCTGGTCCCGGCATTGCTGTAGACAATACGAATCCCGCGCAGCCCGAGATTAGCAATACGGGCGTACTGCAAGTCCAAGGCGGCGTTGGCGTGGTTGTAGATAATACCGACCCTCAGATTCCTATCATCAATTCAACGGCAATCCAACAACTGGCTCCCGGCCCCGGTATCTCCATAAATAGCACAAATCCTCTAATTCCCGTCGTTGGAAATACGGGTGTTAGGCAAATTATCGTAAATCCCGGTACGGGCTTATTAAGCACGGGTGGATCAACTCCTACGCTTGTGAACACTGGTGTATTAAGTGTGGGTGCTGGTGTTGGAATTCAAACGACGCAACTAGGCACTAGCGTTCAAATCACAAATACGGGAGTAGGGACACTAAAACCGGGGCCGGGAATTTCCATTACTGGCCCCACCACCTCCCCAACAATTGCTAATTCGGGCGTAATCACTATTGCACCGGGTGATGGCACTATTACCGTAGATAACACGGATCCGCAGAACCCGATTGTAACTGGTAATACAAATACTATAACACAAGCATTTTCCGCAGTGGGTTTTACTGGTTCATTAACGATTCCTCCTCTAGCGGGCGGTGCGTTTGTCTTCATTCCAACTCCCGGATTATTTGTTGACTATTTCTTGAATGGACCCCCAGAAGCCACGGGTGTATTTATGCTTGATTTAACAAATATGTCATTCAATATAACGGGTACTGGAACTGTAGGAGCCACAAACGAATTAGATGTCGCCATCTTAGATGGTGGTAATGCTTACGTATCGCCAATTTATCTAAATAGGTTTTATATCCCTACGGGTACAACATTCCCGGTATCTGGCAACTTCGGCCAAATCTATATTGATATCACAGCTGCCCGGACTGCGGGGGTTCTTGCTCCTACTGCAATACGAGTTATCAACAATACGAACGGCTCATTAGCTCTAAGCACCTATGGTAGTGCTTACGCCCAGTATTTTCCCTTGGGCATACAGTAGAGCGATGTCGCAAGATATACAAAATGAACTAGATACCCCCCTAGCGCGTCTTGAGGCTCTACCTCAAATGATGAGTTGGCTTGGGGAATGGAATGCAAATGACGAATACTATCAAAATAACATCGTGACGGACCCGATAACTACCGGTTCGTATATCTATACCGGATTTTCTGCGGCTATTAGAGGAGGCTTACCGCCTTCCCAAGTTATCGGGCCGTCTATTTGGACTGCTTTTGGTTCGGTCGTCGCCGCTGGAGTCCAACGGCTGTTAGAAGGGGATGGGATTCTAGTAGATGGCTCGGATACGGTTCCAACTGTTTCCAATACTGGGGTGATAACAACAGTAACCACGGGGGGACTGGAAAATATAGGGACCACACAATTCCCAACCTATGTCCTCAATAATGTAGTTTCACAAGTCCAGCCGGACCTAGGAATTTCGGTGACTAATACAGCAGTGCCACAGATTAGCAACACGGGGATACTCCAAATTTTTCCCGGCAGTGGTATTTCTGTAACGGGTCAGAATGATTTAACATTGGCTAATACGGGAGTTGTATCCATAGGTGTTTCACCCGGTACAGCGTTAACAATAAGCCCCGGCCAGAATCCCGTTATAAACAACACTGGATTAGTCAGTATCACCGAAGGCTTAGGTATAGCAAAAGAGCCGGGGCTGCCGGCGAATGAGCCACAATTGAATAACACTGGGGTTATTTCCATAATACCTAGCAATATAGAAGTAACAAATGGGCCGGGCGGACCCGGCGATAAAGAACTGAAAATGATAAATTCAGTCAAGACGCTTGTATTCAACAGCCAAGACTTGGTAATGACTCCAGCCAGTCTAAATTCAAATGGGGCAGTAGGCTTCATTCCTATAACCCAGAGTGTGGGTACATTTTGGGAAAATGCGATGGAGAATGGGCCGCCTTCGCCAAATGACAATCAAGGGACTTTCATCTTGGATTTTGCCTTGAAATTTACTGGATCTGGCTCTAGTGGTGGTGTCAGTTTGAATATGTATTTACAAGATGATACCCAAAGTCCTCCAATAGAAGTAGGCCCATTTCTAGCTAGATTCGGAGCTACTGGTGCTGCCGCCGAAGTTCCCAATAGAATTTATCTATTTTCCTCTGTTGCTGTTAGGGTGCAACCAGCGAGAGCCAGCGGATTCCGTAAATTGACTGGGCTGCGGTTCGTTAAAACGCAACAATCGGGAATCACTACTACGCTTCGCCTATCTTCTTCCGGTCCTTGTTCTGCAACGTGGTTCAATCAGACGTTTCCGTTCGTTCCGACTTAACTTTGATTTCAAATTCTACACTATTGCTGATTGTGTTACTTAGATTTTTCTCCAGACTTTCAATATATTTGCGATTGTCACTAAGGCCCTTGGCTTCATTCCAGTCGTGCAGACTAGCTAGATAATTTTCGTACTCCCGAATGTTATGAGATACCTTCTTGAGGTTTTTCACAACAGATAGGAGCCAAGGTAAAGGGATTTTGATTTCTATTTTGTCCATCTCTACTAGATGGCGATACATTTATCGTATATGCAACAGATGGCGGCTGCGGCCTACGATAAAAATCCTCCAAGAGAAGTAGGTGGATTCAAGTTACTCGCAGATACACCGTCATTGAAATTCTACACTGTAGGTAAAATAATCATTGTCGCTGTAAGAGGGACAGACGACGCAAGGGATTTCGCCGCATGGCATCTAGTCGCTTTGGGACAACTGGATAACTCGCCTAGGTACCAAGAGGATCTACAGAACCTTATTGAATTCCAAAAGAAATATCCAATGAGTGAATATACTTATATTGGCGTAGGTCATTCCTTGGGCGGTGCCATCATTGATAGGTTTCTGCGTATGGGGCTCCTCCGTAATGCCTTGTCTTATAATGCGGCACCGGAGCCTCAAGAATTAAGGGGCAATCCAGTCCATCGCCGGATATACCATGAGGACGACCCGTTATACAAGATAGCCGGGAGGTTCATCCCGGGTATTGAGGTACGCAAGTCACGAGACCCATTCTGGCTGAAGTATTTACGCAAAATTGTCCCGTTGGGTATTGCAAACGCATACAATGCGGTAATCAAACATAAGTTGCCTACATTCAAAGGCGGGGTAATGCCGCCACAGTATACACGAGGGCTTACTCCAGCACAAAGGAAAAAGCAAGTGTCATTCATAGAAGAATCAAAAAAGGCCTATCAATCAACGGGTAAGGTTGAGGATAGGCCAAAGGTATCTGACAAGCCAACGCGCCGCAGTAAGCACGTTGTAAAATTTGAGAAGAAGTACGGATTCCCAATAACGGACATAGCCAAAGTAAAGAAGGCCTTTCCAGACACCGATATAGACATGATACTATCAAAAGGGGTTGGAGCCTATGGTTCATCTGGTTCACGTCCTAATGTATCAATAGCCCAATGGGCTTACGCTCGTCTTGCGTCGGTACTAACTGGGGGACCTTCCCTTCGCATTGATAAGGACTTGGTTGGCCCCCAAAGTATGCAGACAATCCAAAGCGGGTCTTCATAGTTGGTATAATAGGGAGTTATTTACACGGGAAACATCTAATTATCCATTACTTTTAGTTATTTACCGAGTAAATATCTCAAAGTAAATAGATTTTATTACAAAAAGATATTTAAATGGGAATATAACCGGTTTTATTACAAAATAAACAACTAAAAGTAAAGAAAATGCTTTACTTTTAGATATTTACGCGGTAAAAATGTTATTTTGTTGTTATTTTCGCTTATTTTACTGGGAAACATCTTCCTCATCCTTGATAAGTATCCCATTTTTAGGCGGAGGAACAACAACGACCTTCCGCTTCAATCCGAAGTAGACTTGGCCGATTGCAGTCCGCTTGTTCTTGATG